ATAAGACTTTTGTAAATGAAAGTGCGATAGATCTTAGTACTCTTATAGTTAGTGCGGGGAAGATTGGATATCAAGTTGAGTTAGCACCTACTGATTTACAGGAGCTAATAAATTGTGAATTTAAAGATATAGTTAAATCAATCGGAGCGCCTAACAAGGATGATACCTTGTTGGGCGTTTTTAATGGCAAAACAGCTCAGGAGAGCATTGAGGATATCCTCAAAGTCTCCGACTACACTTTACTAAAAAACCAACCTATCACAATTCTGAGCCAAGATTTCAAGGTCAGTGACCTTAAGGAAAGCAGTTTATATTTCGTTAACAATGGCATTAGTTGCAAAAAAGAGGACGGAAGCTTGCTTGAAAATTTGTACGCAGGCATACTCATTCTTACCGGTCGGGGCGGAGAGGCACAAGTATTCGATTCCGAGAACACTTTTTATGTTAACGACCTTAGCAACGGAGATTGGTTTAATGCTGATTGCAACCATATCACAACGCTTGAAGTCAACGACTTATTAAGTAATTTATCGGATTATAATTTTACATACGGTAGACCGTTAGATTCAAGAAAGAAAATCACTAAAACAATTTCTAATTTTGCTGAAAGTATCACCAAAAAAACAATGGTGCTCGACAGCGGCGATTTGTCAAGTACCATTAGTTCTAACGGCAAATACAGCTTTTTCACAAACGGAATTTTCCGATTAGGTCATCCTCATGCAGGCACAGGATTTACTCCTCTTGAAATTAAGGTGAATAAAGGCGACACAATATACCTCAAATTCAGCAAAACAGAAACGGAATGCTTATGCGATATCGTATATATCGGTGATATTGGTAAGAATATCCCTGATGACTACGATTACAAATATAGTTCTATTGACATATGGTCGGGGCAGTTAGGATTCGCCATAGGTGCTACTGAGTACGATTCGACCTTATGGTATGTGATGATTGGAGGTCAGGGTACTGCTGACGATATTAGTAGTTATTTAGCTAATCTCCCCTGCGCAAAATCTGGCGGCCTTGTATATTCGACTAAAGAAGAATTCGGACGTCCCGAACTCAAAGCTGTTACGCTTGGCAACGGACTAAAGTTCGAAAATGGTGTGTTATCGGCAGTAGCTACAGGTGATATTGCAAGCGACCAACTGAAACAGATTATAGGAGGGTTAGAATAATGGCAGTAACAGCAGATTATATATTAAAACTAAATCAGCAAAGGTTAGAACTTATAGACGTTGTGAATAATCTCGTTGATGAAACAGACAAGCTTGACAGTAATGCAACGCTTGATGACGTGGTTAAAAGACTTAAAACAATTGATACGTTCAGCATATTAAGAAATTATATTCAGCCCGATATTATCAATCCTAATAGTGATTGGTCAATTGATGATACCGAGGGCAAGATTGTTATGCTTAGAGACTGTGCATTCTATAATCACAAGGGACTGCGTTCAGTTAATTTAAAAAGTTGTAATTCAGTCAATACTAGTGCGTTTCAAGGTTGTACTTCGTTAGTGCAAGCGAAAATATCAGGAAAAGATTTAGCTATTAATGGTTATTATACCTTCAATGGTTGTACTGCTTTGACTTCACTTTCTTTCTCTCATCTTAAAACAATGTCTGGAGGATATATGTGTGAGGGCTGTTCAAACCTTAAAAGTGTAACTTATAACAAAGACGGCAGTTCAACAATCAGGGGTTCATACCGTGTTTTTAGCAGTTGTACTAACTTACAAGCTCATATTTTTCCGAGCAAGGATGAAGTGACAACAGTTGATGGTGATTATACAAACAATATTAATAGCACAGCTTATATTTATATTCCTAAGAGTATGTTACACATTTATAAGGAAACTTGGATGAATAGTTTTATCACCTCAGGTCATGTTAGGTGCATTGAAAATTATGACTTCGATGATGAAAGATACACTAATAACAGAGATTATCTTATTAACGTTCTCGGTGCGGATTTAAGCGACTATGTTATTGAGGAGTATGTTGAGCCTAACGTAAGAATGGAACTGCAAAAATACGGTAGTAATTCATTAATTGCTACAATTAATGGCAGAAACTATACTAAAAGCAATTGGGGTTTGGCAATTGTCTGTGTTATTAAACTTGAAGATAATTATGGCGTATTACTCGTCAGTACCAACAAGGATTGCGTTACTTTTTATGCAGGCAGTACAGTCAGCAGTAATACCAAATTTCAATACAATAACGAAACGTATTATTGTAGTGGCAGGACGAATTTCATAGGAAGTAGTCCTACAGTTGTTTCTGACTATCCATTACTTAATGATATAACCAGTAAAACATATACAAATGATGAGGCTGGCAGTATTGAAGCAGCAAAAGACTTGCTTGATTATTATTTCAAGAAGATATAAAGAGGTGATGATATGACAGATGATACAATAGCAGTAGCGCTTGTAAGCTTGGTGGGAACGCTTATCGGTACATTTGGCGGAATTATAACCGCTTCAAAGCTTACAAATTATCGAATTGAACAGCTTGAAAGGAAAGTGGATAAGCATAATAATTTTGCCGAGAAAATTCCGCTTATTCAAAACGATATTAAGGTTGCGAATCACAGGATAGACGACCTTGAAGAATTATGCAAAGAACATTTTGTGAAGTAAAGGAGTAAAAGAAAAATGAAAACATTATGTATATCTTTAATCGTTATTGCATTACTTATTTTAGCAGTACAAATTATCACGGAAATAATCAAGGCAATATTCAAGGATAAGGACAATATCGTTTACAACTTGATTGTATTCGGTGTTTCCTTATTCTTAACACTCGTAACAGTCATTGCGGCAAGTCAGATTGTACCGTTCAAGCTTGTTTGGTATATCATTGTCGGCGCAATTGTCGGCTCGTTTTTCATTGCCTACGGCGCAATGTACGGCTATGACAAACTTTTCAAACGAGTATTTGAATCAGTTAAGAATGCAATTAAATCATTTTTGGAAATTGAGGAAGAGGTGAAGAACAATGAAAAGAAATAAAGCAATAATGTCCGTGATTATGTCACTACTCTTGGTTATTACAATCTTTTGTGGTTGCAATAATTCGAATATCGAAAATACAACAAAGCCGACAGAAACGACTACCGTTGAGCAAACAACCGAACCTGAAGTTACTATTTCTGCTGATGTTAAGAAAGAAGCAGAGAAAACTAAGGACGAAATAGAAAACGGTGAAGATGTCGGCACTGATAAGCCTATTATCGCAAAGCCTAAAGATGAAAGCACTGTTGTTGACGAAAGTTTGATTGAGCAGGACGCTGTTGTTGAACAGGAAAATATTTCTTATGACGGCACAAACACCGGCAAAGGTAAAGCACTTCTCGGTGCTTGCACAGGGCTTACATATTATAATCAGGCTGACAGCAGGTGGGCGAAAAAACCTTATACAAGCTCAAACAATAAAACGCAAACGATTAAATCAAGTGGATGCGGTCCGACTTCGGCGGCAATGGTTGTAAGCTCTTCAAAAGGTGCTATTTTGCCTGCAACAATGGCAAAGCTTTTTGTAGATAACGGTTATAGAACTAAGTCAAACGGTACTGCGTGGTCGGCTTGGTCTTTTGTGGCTGACTATTTTAATTTTAAGAAATATGCTACAACTTCTAATATCGATAAAGCCTTAAATTATTTGAAGAAGGATAAGAACAAGGACGGCGTATCTGATTACTTTATTGTTGCATCCTGTAATTATGGCTTATTTACAACCTCAGGACATTACATTGTGCTTGTAGGTTACAATGGCGGCATTATTTCTGTTTACGACCCTTATTCTTATGTTGACAAATTCAACACGCCGAGCAGAAAGGCTGCAGGTGCTAAGCTTAGCGGCAATACCGTTTTTGTGAGTGAGAAAAATTTTAAAAAATATGGCAACACCGTTAATTATTGGATTTTCTCAAATGATTATGTAAAGAAAACCTCAACGAAAAAGAAGAATGTTACTAAGTATGTAGCTACTCAATCACAATCACTTAATGTCAGAGCAAAAGCGCATAAATCATCAAAAGTCTTAACTCAGCTCAAAAAAGGCACAAAGGTTACTGTTACCAAAGTCAGCGGTTCTTGGTCTTATATCACTGCTCCGACAAAAGGTTGGGTAAGCACAGCTTATCTTTCATCAACTAAGGTAGTTGCCGACAAGCCGAAAAAGGTCGCATACAAAACAACCGTCGGCAAGCATTACAGATTAAAAGGCAAAACTTACCTTTACAAAAATCAAAACCTTACAGGAATTAAATATGAATATCTGCCGAAATCTGAAATTGTCGTTCAGAAGCATATCAGCACGACTGTTGATAAGGTTAAGGTCGTTAAGACCGGCAGAGTAGCCTATGCTAAGATTAATTCGTATAAAGTAATAAAACATTGACAAAGCATAATATAATTGATATTATAACAACACGTAGTCCGATACCAAAAACTACGTATCTCATTAGAAACGCCCTCGGTTACTCAGCCGAGGGCGTTTTTTGTTTGTGTTGATAATAGTAGGACGTTATGTTAAAATATTTATATTATTTTTAAGGAGATATTGTATGGGCAAAAGAATGTATTATTACACTGATTTTAATACTTTTAAATTGATACTTCAAAATGGCACATTACGCTTTAAAGAAAGCACATATTCAAATGATAAATTAGATACTGTTAAATTATATCAAAATTTGCTTGAAATGGCAGAATGCGAAATAGAAAAAAATTGTAATTTAGAGATAGAAAAAAAGGCTTTTTTTGATATGGTGAAGTACAACAAATACGAAAGTAGCCGCTATAATTTAGTTGTATGTTTTACTGAAAAGAAAGATTCACGCTTATTGTGGGATGCATACACGATGCATAGAAAAGAACGTCAAGCTTCAAAATATAATGGAGTTTGTATTGAATTTAATAAAAAACATTTTGTTGATTTATTAAAATTAGTTAAAGGATTTGATATAAAATGTTACCAAAAAGTTGCATATGGTTTCCAGCATATTGATGCTTTAATAGAAAAATATGTGCAGGAATATTCAGAAGAGTTTAAAAAATTATCAAATGATGCAGACCAAAAACAAAGTATTGTTGAACAGATATTTGTTCCAGAATTTAATTCGAAGGTTGATTTGAAAAAATGCTTCGTTTTTCCTGTGTTGAATTTGTTAAAGAAAATTGATTCGACAGCGCCATATTTTAAACATGAGTTTTGGCATGAAGAAAAAGAAATAAGAGCGCTTCTTTCAACAAATAAAAACAGTGATTTTGGAAAGACAATAAATAAATGCCAAGATGGAAGTGCCTATTTTGACTTGACTATTGATAAAGAATGTATTAGTAAAGTGATTTTAGGACCGGAATTCGGTGATGATGAGATGAAAGAAATTGAATCAATTGAGTGCAAAATACCATTTAAAGAATTGTCTACGGAGCCTTCACTCGGAACAGATGTAATCACTAATAGATAGTAAAAATGACTGCTTGGTATTATAGAGTTGGTAACTAATTGGTAACAATTTTATTTGTTTTCATTGTAAATAAACAAAACTCCCACATACTCCACCAAAAATAAAAGAGTACCCTTGTGGTGCTCTTTTATTTTTGCTGTGGAATGTAATCGAAACAGCCGTTAAGAAAACAGTCCGGTGGACTGTTTTTAGGCGCGGCGTGTCGGTGAGCGCAGAAGCGAGCCGAGCGATTACCGCCATCTC